AATGCCATTTCACGTAAACAATGTTTGGGAATTAATGTTTCTCTGATAAAATTGGCCTCTTCATAACTAATATCAATGTCTAGATGTACTCTAATATTACTGCGTGGTAATAGCAAGCCTTCTGGGTTATCTAAGATTTCACTTAGTTTATAAACACGAAACACGGGTTGATCGGGCCATGCACGAAACTCAGGATCCTTATTCCATTCTAGGATCATCATGCCTCTTTGATCATCGCCTGCGTCTGCATAGTTGTGTGGGAATGCATTGCCGATATACCAAATATTATTTCTTGCTTGGCGTTTATGAAAGTGGCCACTGAATACTTTTTCGAATCCGACTACGTGATTATCGTTCAATTCACCATGATCAGGCATTTGAACCATAGCATTCATATAGAAGTTGGGAAGTTCTAAGTGGCTGAATAGATATTTTCCACCTAATTTGGACAACTTTTTATAATCATCACCTACTAGCCAGGGTGCAACAACGCAGTCACCTTCTACTAACCAGTCATTAACGATTGTTACATTAGGCAAATGCTTTGCCCATTCAACACTGTGAATATCTCTACGGTCACGATAATATAAATCGTGATTGCCCGGGATAAAGATTACTCTATCAAATTTGTCGTTAAGTTTCTCTAATGCACGTAGACCAAACTGCATGGTATGCATATTGATACTAGAACGATGGTGATTATAATCACCCAAAAAGAAGCATGTCTCGCAGTTTTCTTTTTTGGCTTCACTGATAAACCAATCAACAAAGTCAGAACAGTCTAAGTTATGTTGTAGACTGTTCGACTTAAGTCCAAAGTGAATATCCGTGAATACTGCCGCCTTTTTAAATAGATTCGCCATAGCGATACTATAAGACCTCTTTATTCATTTTGCAACTGTTTAGGTTACCTTATTCTTCGAATGTAACTTTAACACCGCTCATCTGACGACTGAAACTTGGGTTTAGTCCATTCATTTCAAGAATGTCATCACGAATATTTTGGTTACGCTTTTCCGTATTAAGAACACGGCAGAAACTGTTAGTGATCGCCGCAGTATAGTAAGCGAATGGATTGGCTGACTTAGCCTCATTGAAACGTAAGCCCACATATGTCAACTGTAGAATAGCACTGTTGCGCATTTCGTCATTGTAGGTATATCCGCGCCAATTGAACTTCATAGCATACTTTTCACAAAGCATGATATACATACGTGCTAGTTTGTTAGTAATCTGCCCATGATCTTTACTGAATTCACCGTTGTGCATGCCGCCAATCCAATGACTTTTACCTACACATACTAATGAGCCAGTATCGTCTAACTTAAAATGTTGGAATGGTGGAAAGTTTACTTTGACATGAACCATGTCATCAACTTCACCTTTAGTGGTATTGTCTTCTAATTCTTCAAAAATAGAATCAGTGTCAACTTCATCGTCATCAAACGATAGAATGTCCCTAGCAGTCTTTTTCTTAACTGTCTTTCTAGGTTGCTTTTGAGATACAGGAATATGATCCCAAGTCATGACTCTAAAAATCAAATCTTCTTTGTTGACTGATTTTGGATCAACTTTTTCACCTGTTTCTATTGATAATCTTGCGGCTCTAACTTCTTTAGCAGCCTTAATTTGTGCGGGCTTTACTGCAAATGCTAGAGATTTTTCTAATGGTTCATCGGGTTTATCGATGATAAGATCATATCTATGATATTCTTTTTGCACAAATGAGCAATATGTACTCTTGCTCTCATGAATTTCCTTTAGGATATCTTTATTGTTTAAGTAATTTACTGGTTTTTTAGATGTTACAGCCATAGTCCCTCTGTTATGTTGTTAAGACAATAATACACTTACTGTTGCTGAAATGCAACAGATGTGGGTAAATTTTGTGGTTTTTTGAAGCGATAAATACAAGCAGACAACTATATTTAGTACAGGAAAAACCATGGCAGACTATAATACATTATCGTTCCCGCAAAAAGTTCAAGGAGCCATGCCGGGTGCATTAAAAGAATATAATGTAAATAATCCACCTACTACTCTACAAGACCGCGACAATCTAAACCGAGGAATTGGTTCTTTAGATACGTCTGTCGAGTTTTTAAAAGAACAGGCCCAAACGCTAGCGAACCTTAGCGGCGATCCTGTACCAGTAATTTTAAATACTCCATTCCCAGTAAGTCAAGTTCCTGAGTTAGCAGGAGAATTAGCACCATTTATTCCTTCGGGATATACAGTAACAACTGTAACATTGCAAGAAATTATTGATGTGGTCGAAGGAGTAGAAGCAAAATTTACAGAACTGTTGGCTAATACCGGGCAACCTCAAATTTCAACTGGTGTAACACCGCAACAACCAGTTATACAAACAAAGTCTAATCCACCTACTACAACTAATCCGTCAAATACTGTTACACCTCCGCCGGTCCCTACAACTGTTGCTAGACCGGTAACTACAACTAATCCATCTCAACGAAGCGGCTCGTCTGCTTTAGAAACTATTGCAAAGGTAAGTTTAGCGGTCGCGGGCGTGGCAGCAGTGGCTAATATTGTTAGTAATGCTACTAAAAAGACACCTGCGACAGTTACAGAACCTAATTCAAATGCTAACACTACCTCTACACAAAATACTGTTGAGAATCGTCAACCTAAGCCGGTATCTGACCCTGGTACAGTAACAGATTATACCGTTAAAGCAGGTGACACACTAACTTCTATTGCTAGAAAATATGATACAACAGTTGAAGCATTACTAAAAGCCAATCCACAGATTAAAAATCCAGACCTAATTAGGGTCGGCGAAGTTATTAAAATTCCAGGCGCAAATCAAGAACCGGTGGCAGGCACAGGTGCTAATGCTCCAGTAGATGAACCCGACAACGGCGGTAGTGAAGGGTCGGCAAAAGGACTTGATGGTAGAATTATTGATGTGCAAGCGGCCGCAACTGCACAAGATCAGGCAAACTTTGAAGCATTTGAAGATTGGCGAGTAAGACTTTCACTGGCGCCAGATGCTAACTATTTGTATAAAGCAGATGAACCGGGAATTTTAAGCCCTTTGGCTAGCACACAGGGCGTAGTATTCCCGTATACTCCTTTAATATCAGTTAACTATACAGCCAGTTATGACCAATCAACTGTCACGCATAGTAACTATAAAATCTTTCAATATCAGGGTAGCGCAGTTGATAGCGTAAGTATTACCTGTGACTTTACTGCACAAGATGTATATGAAGCAAATTATCTATTGGCAGTAATTCACTTTTTTAGAGCCGCTACAAAAATGTTTTATGGTCAAGATCAAGATCCAAAACCCGGAACACCTCCCCCATTAGTTTATTTGTTTGGTTTAGGTGGATTCCAGTTTGAGGCTCATCCATTAGCAATTACAAATTTCAGTTATAGTTTACCTAATGATGTTGATTATATTTCAACTACAACATCAAGCGGTGGTGGAGAATTTGAAAATACATATACTACCGGAACAAGTACAGGCAGACTACCACCCGGCGTACAATCCGGTGGCACAAGACCTTCTGCTAATTTTGATACAGGCGCAACTGAAACGGTTACATATGTCCCTACAAAAATTCAATTATCAATTTCATGTCTACCAATTGTATCTAGAAACGCTATTTCTAACAAATTTAGTTTCAAAGAGTATGCTACTGGAAGACTATTGCAAGGAACAAGAAACGTAGGCGGAGGTATTTGGTAATGGCTGGCAATCAAAATTTATATCCACAGACAAGTCCTTACTTCAACACTAATGTTGTAAGTAATAAATTTTTGGACGTAATGAATTATCGTCCTATTCCCAAAGATCCAACGGATGTATATATGGTGATCACTAACGTCTATGAATATAGACCTGATCTATTAGCATATGATTTATATGGTGATAGTAGATTGTGGTGGGTATTTGCAGAACGTAATCCAAATAGATTAGGTGAAGATCCTTATTTTGATTTTAAAACAGGTGTTGGAATTTACGTGCCTCGTCAGGATACATTGAATACAGTATTAGGCTTATAAGATGGCAACAGTTAATGAAACGCTAGAACTATACGAGAAGGCATTGGATATTAGAACTTCTGTCAAGCCAAGACAGGAAGATGTTCTAAATCAACTTAATAACTTTGTGAATAGTGGATATAATTCTCCTACTGCCGCATCCACTTTGGAGAAAATAAAAAGAGAAAGACAAGCATACCGAGACGAATTTCAAACCCCTCACATTAATGCTCAAAAAGCAGCCGGCGATGCGTTTGATACACTTAGTACTAGTCAAAAAACACAAGTAAATGCGACTTCTACCCTACGTTTGTATAATGATATAGGTAGACAAATTAGTAGTAATAATTCAACTATTGATCAATTATTACTAAAAGCAGATGAACTATTATCAAAACAAAAAACACAAGAGTCATCAACTACTAATTCTAATGTAAACACTCAAACACCTGCACCAGCACCAGCCGGTGATCCACAAAATCCAAAACAATTAGAAGGTAGTGCTGACGAGGATAACGGTAAACAGCAAGAGAATCCTGCAGGTAGTAATGGCGGGCCTCCCTCAGCACCTACTAGTAGCACAGATGGAGATTCAGGTACTACTAGTGGATCGGATAAATCTAACACAGATGCAGATTCAGATTCGGGAGAAACAGACGCATCATCTCCTGGCAAACGTCTAAAGAATCCGTTGGGTTATTTTTCTAGTTACAACTATCAAATTAGTTTGTATATGATTACCCCTGATGCGTATAACGCATTCATTGCCTCTGGTCGTAAACAGATTGATGCATTAGCAACAGCCGGAGGAACTCCTGAAGAAGCCGCACGTGCAGGACAAGCAGGCGCATACCTAGTAGCACAAAGCGGTGGTATTAACAATGCCAACACTGCGAGAGCACCGGGCTTTGTATTTGATTATGGTATTGATAATCTAGTAATTACGACTGCAACCAATGGTAAGGCTACTGAAACTTCAAGTAACGTTACTGAAATTAAATTTCAAATCACTGAACCATATGGTTTCTCATTCATTACAAAGTTAACTCAGGCTGCAAATGCTTTAGGTGAATATGCTAAGAGCATGGGGCAAGGTTGGCCTGAAAATCCAAATAAACAGTTTTTCATTTTAGGCGTTAGATTTTTAGGATATGATGAAGCCGGAAACAGACTGACAGGTCAAGAAGTATATGACGGTGTTCAATTAGATCCTAACGGCAATCCTAGTGGATTGTTTACAACATATTATGACATTGTTATTACTGAACTTAAATTTAAGATTGACGGTAAGGCAACTGTATATAATATTAAAGCCGCTAGTTTGCCTCCTCAAAAAGCATTCTCAATTAAAAAGGGAGTAATTACTTCAAACAAAGAAGTAACAGCCGCAACAGTTGATGAAGCAATTACTCAATTGTTTGACAAGTTAAATCAGGATCAAATTAAACTTAAAGAAGATGGTAAGATTAATGAAACTAGTGAGTATAGAATAAGATATTTAGGAGAACCTGCTAGAGAAATTGCTGAAGCCGAATTAGTTACACCTGAAGATATTGACAAGTTTAAATGGCCGGGTGCAGGAGCAAAGACAACAACTCAATCTACTGCCGCCGCAGAAGTAAAGTCTCAACCTGATAATACTAAAAGAAGTATTACCTTTTCAGGATCTCCAGCAACACCTATCTTGCAAGCAATTAATAATATTATTGCTCAAAGTTCATACTTGAGAGATGCATTGAAAGTAGTATACACTACTTCATTAGAAACAGACAACAAAAAGAAATCGGCAAAAGAAAATAAACCTGACACTAAGAAAACTATTAAATGGTATAATTGTAGTGCTGAAATTTCTGATGCACGATGGGACGGTAAAATAAATGATTGGGCGTATACTATTACCTATGTAATACAAACCTATGAAACTCCAATCATTGATAGTTCTTATGCTAACCCGGGCAAAAGATATTATGGCCCTCATAAGCGTTATGAATATTGGTACACCGGTAAAAACTCAGAAGTGTTGCAGTATGAACAAACATTAGATAACTCATACTTTAACGTGTCATTCGGTGGAAATCAACCGGCTTCAAATGGCGGTGATGCCGCAACTGGCGGAAATGATGCAGGTGCAACCAATACAGCAGAGAATAGTGGAAATGCATCAAAGAGTGGTGCAGATATTTCAGTAGCACCTAATCAGTTTACTAATCAGCCTCGTATCGGTAAGTTGGGTGCAGGTTTGGAAGCACAGAATAACTACTTGACCACTCTATACGATCCAGGTGCATATGCTAGTGCAAAGATTACTATTTTAGGAGATCCAGATTTTTTAGTACAAGATTCTGCATCGGGTGAAAATCAAATTTATAGTAGATTTTATGGTACAAACGGGTTTACGGTCAATCCTAATGGCGGACAAGTTTTCATCGAAATTGATTTTAAAGAAGCCGTTGATTATACATCAAACACTGGTACACTGAATATTAACGAAAGCATTTACTTTTATAAGTATCCAGAGAACATTTCTAAACAAATTAAAGGCGTAAGTTACATGGTAATTCAAGTAACTAGTACATTTGCTAATGGTAAATTTACACAACTTCTTGAATGTAATATTAATGCGTTTGCTGATCCATCTACATCACAAACAGGCGCAGCCAGAGAAAGTGATTCTGCACAGACTCCTAGTAGTAATTCTAGTGGAGGTCCTGCACCAAGTAACAGTCAGACCACTACACAGGGCACTGGTCTTAAGAAAGACAACCCAAGTAATCAAACACAAACAGCGACTCCCACACAAAACCCCGCGCCGACCCCGCAGCCTAACACAACACCAACAGGTTCAGGAGCGCAACCAGTAGCAGATGATGACGGTGGCTAAGGATATATAAATGGCACAAGATGATATTAAACAAAAAGGTTCTCCTAAAAATAGTAAGCCAGGCGCCGGTGGCGCGGCTACTAAAGACGTACCTGTATTCGGCATCGTTAAAGATAACGTAGACCCTACACGCTCAGGCAGAATTAAAGTTTATATCGCTGATAGTCCTCAAGCAGCCGCTGAAACAAACAATTCAGATAATTGGGTAACTGTAAGTTACATGAGTAACTTCTTTGGTAAAGTTATACCTGATGCGGCAGATGATGGATACGGTGATTATAAAGCAAACCCAAGTAGTTATGGTGAGTGGCATGCACCACCTGATATCGGTACAAAAGTAATTTGTATCTTTATTAATGGTGACCCTAACTATGGTTTCTATATCGGTTGTGTTCCTGAAGCAGAAAGCCTATACATGGTTCCTGCAATTGGATCAAGTGATAACATTATTGCTAATGGCGGTGAAGCAGAAGGTTACGGCGGGGCATTAAGACTTCCTGTTACTAACATTAATACTAATAACAAAGAAATGTCTGATAGCCCTGAATTCGTATCTTCACCTAGACCGGTTCATAGTTATTCAGCCAGTATCATGAACCAACAGGGTATTATTCGTGATCCTATTCGCGGCCCTATCAGTTCAAGTGCGCAACGTGAAGCGGCTTCACGTGTGGGCTGGGGTGTGTCAACGCCCGGTAGACCAATTTATGAAGGCGGCTTTGATGATGCAAGTATTGCTAGCAACTTAGATAACTCTAAAGCCGAACAATTAAGAGTTGTTGCACGTAGAGGTGGTCACAGTATCGTTATGGACGACGGTGACATTATCGGTCGTGATCAATTAATTCGTATTCGTACAGCATTAGGTCATCAAATCTTAATGAGTGATGATGGTCAAACATTGATGCTACTTCACAGTAACGGACAAAGTTATATTGAGTTGGGTAAAGAAGGTACAGTTGATATCTATTCAACTAATTCAATCAATATGCGTACCCAGGGTGATTTGAACTTGCATGCTGATAACAATGTTAACATCCACGCTATGAAAGATTTTAACATTCAAGCAAAGAATTTTCACGTTAATACGGAAGAAGAAATTAAACTACGTGCAACCAAAGACATTAAAGCATTTGCACTAAACAACTTTACAGTCAAAGCAACTGCCGCAGTTGCACTTGCCAGCGGCGGTGACTCTTCAATGAAAGCCGGCGGACAAGCATATATTAATGGTAGTAAAGTTAACTTAAACAGTGGATCAGCAAGTACTCAGCCTGAAGAAGTAGACATTATCCCAGTTGTTGCTCAACCAGATACATTATATGACGAGCAAAAAGGATTTATGGCAGCACCTGGTAAGTTATTAACAATTGCAACACGTGCGCCTGCTCACGCTCCTTGGTCTGCGGCAGGCCAAGGTGTTGATATTAAGACTGACTTGAATGCATCAAGTCAATTGCCTTCTAAGCCTTCTGCGGCTGTAGCCACAACAAACAATGCAGCCGCAAATACAGGCGTAACTCCTGTCTCAGTAGCAACAGCAGCCTCAGCCCCAACATCAGCCCCAGTTTCGGCAGCGATGGATAAAGGAACTACCAATGCAGTTATGGGTGCAGTTGCAACAAATGCTGCCACAGGCGCAGCTGCAGCCGCAGTAACTCAAGGCGCAGCCGTTGTAAAAGATGCGGCAGGTAAGGCAACTGTTGCAGTAGGTGCATTTGCACAAAACGCAACGCAACTTGCAAGTGCGGCTGTCATTAAACCCGGTGCAGACAAAATGGTTAATGCTCTTGTTCAATCAGGAGCAAACGTAGCACAAGCAATGCCAAGTGCAGTGTTTACCGGATCTGCCGGCGCACAAAACTTAACACAGTTAGTACAAAATACTACTGCACAAGCATCCGCACTAGTAAACAACTTGCAACAAGCACAATCTGCAATGGGAGCAGTGGGTGCAATAACAGGTAAAGAATCACCTCAGCAAGTTGCAGGTATTGTTATGGCAGCAGCCACAACAGGTATTACAAATACTGTTAATGCAGTTAAATCAGTAGCAGGTGCCGCAGGCAATATTGCATCATTACCGGGTAATGCACAAAATGCCTTAAAGGCAATTGGACAAGGTGCAGCCGCAGCCGGCATTGCACAAACAGCAGGTGGGGCATTAGGTGGTATTGCAGGAGCATTAGATGCTATGAAGAATGCTCCGGGACTATCATCATTAATTGATAGTGCAAAGGGTATTGCAGGATCTGCATTTGACGCAATTAAGAATTCGTTTAAAGCACTAGAAGCCGGAGTACCGCAGAATTTATCTGCAATTGCCAAAACTGCTGCCGCAGATACCGCAGCCGTATCTGCACAATCAAGTCAGTTAACTAAATCATTGGGTAATGCAGCCGCAGGCGCACTAGTAGGTGCCGCAACTAATGCATTAGGATTAGGTGGAAGTGCCGCAACAGGCGCACTAAATGCATTGTCAACAGGCAGAACAGCGTTAGGTTCAGTGAGCAACATCACCGGTGCAATTAATAATACAGTTGCAGGAATTGCTGGAACTGTTACCTCAGTTACAAATGCAATTACAGGTGCAAACAATACTGTAAAATCTGTTGCTACTACAGTAGGTGGTATTACTGGTGCAACAAGCAGTGCATCTAATGCTACACTAACACAGAACATTACTAACGCAGTTAATACTGCTATAGACGGTGTAAATGCTGTTGCCGGCGCAAGTAACATGCTTAAGACCGGCGACTTATCTGGTTTGGCTAAGGCTGCAAGTGTAGTCCAAACTGGTGCAGCCGCGGCAACTGCATCTGCACTAGCATCAGGTATTAGTAATCTACCCGGCGGCTTAAAGACAGTATCCGCAGTTGTTAATAATGCAACTGATGCAATTAATAAGTTACCAGGTGCAGACGCTATTTCAGGTCTAGTCAAAGACGCACAAGCAGCCGCACTAAATGGTTTACCATTGCCGTCTATTCCAGGTGGTTTAGGCGCTTTAACTTCATTAGCAAGTAAAGGATTGCCTGCAGGCGCAGCCGCAGAATTGAAGTCTGCTATTTCTGCACTAAGTTCAGGAACAGGTGGCGCAATCAAGTTACCTACAATTGGTTTCAATACAACTGATCGTGCGTCTATTACTGCACAGATTACTTCAGTATTGGGAGATCCTAAAATTCCTATTCCAAATCTTGTAGGTGAAATCGCAGAATCAGTTAAAGATGAAGTTCAATCAGTCATTGATAAGAGTAAAGACTTGTTTGCTACAATTGATGAACTTGACGAATTGAATGACCAAATTGACGAGGCTAAAAAAGCCTTCTATGCCGCAGAAGCAGAATTACCCGAAGGTGATCCTGAAATTGACAACTTGCGTAAAGCGTGGTTTGATTTACTTGATAGCCCTGAACGCAAGACACTACTTTCTAAGTTAGATGAAATTAAGGGCGTAGATGTGCCTGCTATTACAGCCGCAGCCGGCGGCGCTGCCGCGGCAGCCGGCGATCTAGTGTCATCATTAAGTGACACACTGAGCGGTAAGGGTTCAATAAGTAGTTTGATTGATACTGCATCAAGTAGCGCATCATCATTGCTTGGAAGTATTGGAGTTAAAACAGGATCATTAACTGGAGCGTTAAGTTCTATCTCTTCTACTGCTAGTTCATTGACTAATATTGTTGGATCTGCAACACAACTTGCAGGTACAGCAAAAACAGCATTAGGTTCTGTTCCTGGTCAAGGCGCATCTGCACTAACTGCATTACAAAAATCAGTGTCAGTAGCACCAAACACACAGGATATTAACAATTCTATTGCTGGAATCATTGGAAGTATAGACACTGGCCCTGGTGCTGGTTAAAATAAGGATATAAATACATCATGCCTCAATATATCGGATTCAGTACAATCAATGCATGCAAACCAAAAACAACTAATCCTGTGGGCTTAAACACAGGTGGAATTGATGGTGGTCCAGGCGGCATCAACAAGGGCATTATTTGGGGCAAAAAGTTTCGCATCCTAGATGCCCAATTAGTGGCTCAAGATTTTATCAACGCATTAAATATTAGATTGGGTACTAAAGTTGGACAACCTGGATATGGAACTAGACTTTGGGACTTTATTTTTGAGCCAAACACAGCAGACGTACAGTTCCAATTAGAAAATGAAATTCGTAGAGTTGCATCAGCCGATCCTAGAATTGATTTGAACTATGTAAAAGCATTCCCTCAGGAAAACGGTATCCTAATTGAAGTACAATTAGCCGTTATTCCATTCAATAATCCTGCTACATTAAGTGTATTCTTTAACCGAGCCACAAACGTTGCCTCACTAGTATAAGTAAAAACCGTCTTTTTTGATAATGATAAATATATCAAAAGAGACTTACTATGGCAACCAGTTCACGACAATCAGCATTGTTCGGCGTAAACGATTGGAAGACAATCTACCAAACGTTTAGAGAAGCCGATTTCCGCAGTTACGACTATGAAACTTTACGTAAAAGTTTCATCGATTACTTGCGTCTTTATTACCCCGAAACATTCAACGACTATGTTGAAAGTTCAGAATTCGTAGCACTACTAGACGTTATTGCATTCATGGGGCAAGGTCTTGCATTCCGCAATGACTTAAATGCACGTGAAAACTTCATCGATACCGCAGAACGCCGTGACTCAGTAATTAAACTTGCCGAACTAGTCTCTTACACTCCAAAAAGAAACATTGCTGGTCAGGGTTATCTCAAAGTAACAAGCATTCAAACTACACAAAATATCACTGATATTAATGGTTTGAATCTAAGTAATCTTCCAATTCTATGGAACGACCCTGCTAACCCAAATTGGCTAGAACAATTTAATACTGTAATCAATGCAACATTAGTTGACACCCAGCGTATTGGTAAACCAGGTAACATCTCAGAATTGTTAGGAGTTACAACTAGTGAATACACTGTGCGTATTCCTGCAAACAACTTACCAATTGTGCCGTTCAATAGCACTATTGATGGACAAACAATGGGATTTGAATTGGTCAGTGCAACATCTATGGACGCTGATTACATTTATGAAGTTCCCCCTGCTCCTAACGGCAGATTCAACATGCTATATCGCAATGATAAATTAGGATTTGGTAGTCCTGAAACAGGATTCTTCTTCTACTTTAAACAAGGTTCATTGCAAAACTTTGACTTTACATTGCAACAACAGATTTCAAATCAAAATATTGATATCAACATTCAGGGTATCAATAATACCGATACTTGGTTATATCAATTAAACACTGACGGCACACGCACTATTTGGGAAAAGGTCGATAACGTGTATGCTGATGCATACTTGCAAACTGAATTCTCAGAAAAGAAAATCTTTTCTGTAAGTTCACGTTTCAATGACCAAGTAACATATGTGTTTGGTGATGGTGTGTTCAGTGAGATTCCAGTTGGTAACTTCCGTGCTTATGTTCGTGCTGGTAATGCACTAACATATACAATTGAGCCAAGCGAAATGCAGGGTATTAGTGTAGCATTCACTTATATTGATCGTACTGGTCGTGCGCAGACATTGACAATTGGACTAGAGTTACCATTAACTGTATCTACTGCACAGGCACGTGAGACACTTGCTAACATCAAGCAACGTGCTCCAACAAGATATTATACTCAGAATCGTATGGTTAACGGAGAAGATTACAGTAACTTCCCATATACACTATACAGTTCTATTATTAAGAGTAAAGCAATTAACCGTTCAAGTGTAGGCGTAAGCAAGAATTTAGATTTACTTGATCCTACAGGCAAATATAGTAGCACTAACAGTTATGGTAGTGATGGTGCATTATGGCAAGACGATACTGATGGTTTCCTAACATTAACTATTAATAACACTAGCGATATTATTGCATTCTTTACTAATACATTAGCAGCCGCATTGGCAGATAATAATGCTACGCAGTATTATATTCAGAATTATCCTAGATATTCTACTCCAAGCAATGTATTTTGGAAAACAAGTACAGTTGATTCAAGTACAGAAACAGGATATTTTTATACTACTAGTGGAAGTTTAGAACAACCTCAAAGCATAGGCATTTTCTCAAGTAGTAATATGAAATACGTTACTACTGGTGCAATCGTTAAATTTCAGGCACCTACAGGTTATTATTTTGATGCAAATAATAGATTAGTTGCAGGTATTCCAGGCCCCGGTAATCCAACTTATATTTGGACAACAATATTAAATGTTATCGGTGATGGTAGCAATAACGGTGAAGGTAACTTTGCTAATGGATTAGGACCAGTTAAAGTTAATGGTTATGTTCCAGACGGAGTAACAGTTACTCAAGTTATCCCTGTATTCGATAACTCATTATCAACAATTCTAATTCAAGAATGTATTGTAAGAATGGAATTACAACAAGACTTCACATTAGTCTTTAATAATTCATTAATGATTAACCAAGAGCGTTGGTCTATTCAAGCATTTACTAACGAAAATTACTTTGTTAAATTTACTAGTTTAGGTAACAACAGATATACAATCACATATAAATCATTGACCTATTATTTTGGTAGCGTAGCAGATATTAGATTTACTTTTGCTAAGGATGAATTAGTATATGATCCATTCTCAGGTAAAATTATTCAAGATTTTATTAACATGCTATCAGTTAATTCACAGTTCAATTCTAGCAGTCCTTTAGGCAGAGATGTTAAAGTTAATATCTTAGGACAAACTGTTGAAAGTGATGGATATGTTAATGACTTTGAAGTGGAAGTTGCATCAACTGACGTTAATAATCGTCAATTGATCTTAAGTCCTGATTTCTTTAATGAAATTACTGGTTACGTTAATAATAGCGCAAACATTGGTGTATATGTATTTTTTGAAGAAGTACAAGATGCTATTAATTTAACACGCCAATATATTATTCCATCATCAGATGTAGTATATCAATATGGAACAAAGACTCAAATTGAAGTAGTTAAGTATGATTATCCTTTGGGTCAATTGTTCTATGCATATACTGAAAATAAATTTTACAAATCTATACAAGATCAGACAGTTATTACACCGTCTTATATTATGACTGAACAACCACAGTATTCAGTTAAGTTTGGTCGTCAAGGATTAAGTTTCCAATATAGACATAATAGTAATAACACAACACGTATTGATCCAGTTACTACAAATATTATTGACTTGTATGTAGTTACACAGAGTTATTATACTGCATATACTAATTGGGTCAACGATGTAACTAATACATTAGTTGAACCAAACAGACCTACCATTAGCGAATTAAATCAGGAATATGGAGAGGTTCAAAAGTTTAAGATGTTGAGTGATGCCGTGATCTTAAATAGTGTCGTATTCAAACCACTATTTGGTCCTAAAGCAGACCCAGCATTACGTGGAACTATTAAAGTTATTAAAGCAAGTAACACCAATGCAAGTGACAGTGAAATCAGAAGTGCAGTATTACAATCAATGAACAATTATTTTAATGTCAACAATTGGAACTTTGGTGATACATTCTATTTCTCAGAGTTAAGTGCTTATCTACATGCAGAATGCGGCGAACTAATTAGTTCGGCAGTGTTAGTGCCAAACAACCCCTCACAACATTTTGGAGATTTATATGAAATTAAATGTTTACCTTACGAAATTTTCGTAAATGCCGCTACGGCAAGTGACGTATTAGTTGTTCCAGCCCTCACACCCGCTGAATTGCAAATAAGATAAGTACATATATGGCTACAAACAGAATTAGAACACTCGAATTTCTTCCAGAAATTTTTAGAACGCCTAGTAACGCAGAGTTTTTAGGCGCTACCCTTGACCAGTTAGTTAATCCACCAAACACTATGCGTATTCAAGGATACGTAGGTAGCAAGTTTGGTTATGGTGTAAACGCAAAAGATTATTATGTAACTGAACCTACAAAAACACGTAGAGATTATCAATTAGATCCGGGTGTTGTTTTTACTAAAAAGAATCAAAGCACGGCACAAGACTTTATTACCTATCCAGGTATCATCGATAGTTTAAAACTAGAAGGTGGTGTTACAAACAACAATAGCAGACTGTTTGAGAGCCAATTTTATTCATGGGATAGTTTTACTAATCTCGACAAGATTATCAACTTCAACCAATATTATTGGTTGCCAGAAGGTCCACCTGCGGTAACTGTAGCCAGTGCCACAGTGTTTGCGACTAATGATTATGTTGTAGCAGATTTGCCTAATGGTTATAATATTAGAACATTGGGCGCCGGAGCAGGAACACTCAACCCAACGTTGACCTTCCTACGTGGCGGTACATACAGATTCATTGTAAATCAAGATAGTCAGTTTTGGATTCAAGGCGAGCCCGGCGTCAGTGGATAT